GATCGAGGAAAATCGCTCCGTGACTTGCCTTGCTTCTACGGTGTCCCGAACGTCTCATCTCGTGTAATTCCTGATCATAGGCCGGAGGTAAGTGGGACTTCCATCCGATTCACCGCCCCAGGCCTCGTTGATTAACCGGGCCGCTTCCGGCCCTAGCTCCTCTGCCACCCCCGCTTCGACCTCCGGGATCGTATACGCGAGTTGACGGGCAAGCTCGGTAATGACCGCAAGGAACCAGCGCTGAGGGATGGCTAACTGTTGGGTCATCGTCCCTACGTCCTCTACCTGCTGTTGGATGTAGCAAACGATCTGAGCGTAAGTAAACTGAAGCTGTGGAACCGGCCACAGGGTAATGACCGGTTGCATAAATTGCTTGTTATACCAGAACTCTACCGGGCGACCCGCGAAGTCCTTGTCTGGGAGGTTAGCATAGTCATCCCGGTTGACCTTAGCTAAGGGGATCTCGTTAGGCCTTGTTCCGCAGACGAACTCGGTGACGTTTAGGACCGTGGCAGACCCCGCCTGCAATCGGACGTAGGATACACCGGCTTCCGGGATACCCTCGATATCAACCCAAATCCAAGCTCCCGAGGAAACAGAGAGGGATTCGGACCAAAAGGTTTCCCAGGTAACTCCGTCATCGGATGTTTGGATAGAGAGAGCCCAAGTACCGGAGGCGTTAGGGAGAACCCCGAAGATCGTAGGCTGACTCGGAGTCGAGAACTTGACCTGGATGAATCCCCCTGGTACGACCTGGGTGCAGGCTGTCGCAAGGTCATTATCGAAGGCGTTGGCCGCTACTCCGCTAGACGCGCTCGGGATGGTCGAGTTCCCGTTCCTTGATATCTGGGTTAGGGTTCGCAGATTCGCGTTTAGAACATCGACGGTGCCATCGGGACACGGGACCGACTTAACCGAGTCATAGACAGGGAGGATGATCTTCTCGATGCAAAAGGTGGCCAGGCCCTTGCTAGAGAGAGTCGAGAGATACAGGTAGAGAAGGTCCTTGGCAATATCAATATATTCAGGATTGATTTGCTGAGGAGAGATTCTGCAACGGCCAAAGGCCCGATCAATGACCTTACGGGTGTTAAATACCGTGGTGGCTACGGTACCCGATGTGCTTGCCAAAGTTCGCTGCTCCGGTAAGAACAGCTCGCCTACGCAAGCTTAAGTGTCTGAAGGTTAAGGTCGACACGGAGGTTACGCCGTATTAGCGAGCCCGGGAAGCAGATTTGCCTCCCTTCGACGCCATACGCATCCGGGGGGCTAAGGGACGGCCTGCACCCGCTACCCTACCTACCGTAGGCATAGGGGGCCGGGGGCCTCCCGTCGGCACGTTCCCTATCGGCATCGGACGAGCCCCGAGGGTTGGAGGAGCACCAAGACGGTTTGGGGCCCCCATCATCGGCATACCGCCCCCCGCTAACCGGTCTTGAGTTCCCCCGGTCGCGAGCTTGTTAACGGTCCCTCCCGTTGCGAGCTTGTCGATGGTTCCCCCCGTTCCGTAGACGGCTCCACCGGCGTTGTGGTGCTTGACTTTCCCTCCCTTCTTGTAGTCGGGAGATCCCTTCGGGATCGAGGTCTCATCATGCACATGGCCGCCTTCCTTCATTGCGTGCTTCTCAGCCCACTTTTTCTCGTGGTGCTTCGGGATCTTCTTACCACCGTGGTAGTGGTTATGAACGTGAAAGTGCTTTTCAGCCTTACCACCCTTTGCAAACCCGGAGGTCAAGGGGCTCTTACCCCCGTGATCCGCTAGCTCCTCGGTAGAAGGAATGCGACGATCAACGGCGGAGTTGCCATGGTCCCTATCAGCCGAGTGGTTCGGATCAACCTGAGGAGGCATCTCCCGCACCATACCGCCGTGGGCTAGCTTGGCCACACTGCTCTCGGTCGAGATCCATTTCGTGTGGTGCGGGGCGTTGTGATGACCGTGAATGGTCTTCGTAGAGTCTTTAAAGCCTTTCATCCCATTACTCCTGACTGAACGAGTCTCATCGTTGAAGTGGTAGCCCCTACCGTTTGGTTCATGCGAAAGGCGGTCGCTTTGTCAGTGATTTTCGCAGCCACAGCGGCTACAGCTCCGACGAGAGCAGCCGCAGAGACAGAGAACCAATTACCGGTAGCGGGGTTATACCCAACAGCGAAAACATCGTCCAGAGTGTACTGCACGGTCACGGTAGCCCCGGCCCCGGGTATGACCTCGATTCCGATGTCGGTCGGATTCTGGTACTGGTCTACCGGAACGGGAACCGAGGCAGCAACCCCGGTCACCGATATTGTTACTGGTCTCATGTGCTACTCCTTAGAACGGTGGGGTAGCATTGATGTTGATTCGATCCTTGGCGAAGTAGACCGTGTCGATCGACAGAGTACGAGCCGCCGCCGTCGAGGCAAAGGCCGCAATCGTGTAGCAGAGGTTCGTAGCACCGGGGAATGTCGCAGGCATCACGCCCGCCTGTCCGGTTCCTGCCGCTCCGAGTTCTACCCGAGCCGCGCCCGAGGAGATACCGGCGATAAACTGATCGGCCTGAGCTACGTACCGGCCATTCGGCTGGCCCGCCGCGTAGATCGCCCCATCGTAGTAGGCGGACAATTGGATCTGCTGACCCGCTACGAGAGAGACGCCCATCGCTACGGTCGTAATCACACCGCCTACGGCGACGTTAAAGGACAAGGCACCGGTACCCGCAGCGGAAGAGAACCAGGCACCGTCCGTGATGCTAGCCGGGGTAAACGGGGTCGCGGTAGCGTTCATCAGACCGAAGATGACCTGGCCGAGGAGGTTGTCGATGGCCATACGGCCAAACATCCAGGTACGGAAGGACTTGGTGTGGGACATCGCCGCTGGGTTGTCCTGAATCGAGGCTGAGGCCGAAACGGCCGTTACCAGATTCAGGATACCGCCGTCACCGGCAGCGAGGGCTACGGAGCCACCGTTAAGGGTCTGCGTCCAATCACCTGCGATATAGGAATCGAAGTCGTTGGGGTACTCGTGAACTCTGCCGAGCCGATGAGCTACGTAGAGATCGGAGAAGAGAGCGCTCTCCTTCTCGTTATTCACCCCTGGGTAGTGTCGAGTTACTGCAAGATCGTACATTTGAATCTCCTAAGAGAAACCCCACCTCCGAAGAGGTGAGGCTTTCTGGGGGGTGTTACAGGCCCGGAGTGCCGAAGAGGCAGCGGGGGTCAGTCCACGAGGGGATGTAACGCTCGGTGCTCTTATAGCGCATCGAGTCGGTCTCGAAGTCACCCTCCATCGACTTCTCCAGGGTCCGGCGCATGGCGAGCTTTAACCCCTGCTTGACGTCGGTCTGGATAAACCAGGCCGTGGTCGAAGTCATACGGGTGATATTCGCCTGCCCCTTCGGCAGGAGACCCATCGACTTAACGGGGTTGATATCGTTGTTCGCCGTACCCGCCCGCAGAACGCTCTTCAGGAGTACTTCGGCCTGAAAGACGTTCGACGGACCCGTCACGATCTGCAACGGCTGCAAGCGAATACGCTTACCGTTGTTGTCGACCGCATTACGGATCTGGACTAACTGCTGCTCCAGAGAGGTCTGGGATAACGCAGCGGCGGTGGTCAGCTGGTTGCTGAAGGCACCGGCCGGGGGAGCGAGGGGATGAGCTACGTTGATCAGCGAGACGCCATCGCCGCCCGGGAAGGCTCCGTTAAACGCCGTGTTCAGGACGTTCGCACAGAGGGTTTCCTTCGTCTCGATCAGGGACTGCGCCAAATGTTCGGCGTAGATCTGCCCGATCTTGATATGGTCGCCGTCCTCCACCAGGACCTTGGTCAGGGCAAAGGCGAGACCATAGACGTTGTAGACGTACCGCTGAATGAACAGCACACCACCACTCTGATAGGTGACCGGTGTACCGTCGGGCAGCGCGGGGGCCGCTCCCATACCGAAGAGGACCGGCTCTTCGTGGTACATGCGAGGCGTTCCACGGAATTCGCGGAAGACCATCTTCCACTCGTCCTCGCGCTGCTCGTAGATACCATCGAAGGTTTCGTTGAGGATCGGTTCGACGACTGACTTGAAGTCAGTACTGCGCATGGGCATTGCCATTTTCTTCTCCTAAGCTGCTACTGGTTAACGGACGATGGTGGGTGCGACATCCTGATGAAGTGCAATCTTCACCTGGATCACCGTGAACGCATCGCCCACTGCATTGGCGATACCCGTATCGAAGCCGACGATACGCAGCTGATTGGCAAAGCCATTCGCTACGGTACCGAGGGCAACGGTCGTGTCCGCTGCAACAGTGGAAAAGCCGGAAATGAGGTTACCATTACCGGAGCCGTTGGCAGTAAAGGAGATCTGGTCCTGAAGCTGCGCTTGAGTCACGGGCCCATTCGCCTGAATGGTATACGTGATATTCGGATCACGAGTGTACCAGGCGATGATCTGGGTGGCGACGGTATTCGCCGGCCAGTAGTTCGATACGACCGGGCGACCCGTGGCCGTAAGGGTAAACTGACATCCCTGGAAGGTACCGACGAAGTAACTCGTGTTCGCCGGGGTTGCGGTCGTGGCCGCTCCGTTCGCGGGTGCTGCGATCAGGTTGCCGTTAGGCGTGACCGTATCGATGCGAACCGGGGCGTTCTGGAATAAGTTGACCGCATACGCCGACGCTACTGGAGCGGACGGATATGCAGGCCGAACGATCCCAGACTCATGGAAGAGCGGGGCTAACCCATAGGGGTTTAGTGCTAATGACATTTGGGGGACTCCGGAAAAGAGTATTCATTTCCGTTAGCCCTCGTCCTCTGCGGCAAAGGAGGGGGCCTCACGGGCCTTACCCAGCTCCTCGGTACCGGACTCGATCATTGGTCCCTTCATGCGACCACCCCGCTTGGCAGCTTGCGCAGCTTCCTCACCAACACCAAGAGCGTTGTTGTAAATCGCCTCCTCCTCACGCAGCGGAGCATCGTGATGCACTTCACGCATGTACGCTTCGTAAAGATGAAGAGGCAACTTCATCGCAATCATCTCATTGACGCCGATGGCTCCCGCATAGTCGCCCGTCTTGTTCCCGAGATGTTCCCAGCCCTGCATGTCTTTTGCCTGGATGATCTCGTAGCCAAGTCGAAGTCGCCCATGAACGGGGTCGCGTGGATTCTGCGTTGTAGCCCAGAACGTGTGATAACCGGGGATCTTTGGGAGATCCGGTAACGCGGACTGGAAAAACGAACGTCGCAGCAAATCAACGCGCTCGGCATCAGTGAGCGTCCGGTCTTCGGTGACGGTGCGGTCTTTTTCCGCTCGATCACCCCGAACAAGGCTCTTGTCCTTTCTCGCACGTTTCATAGGTTCTCTTGACATGAACTACTCCAACCTAGAGTAAAAAATTAATGACGGCGGGGAGTGCCGTGCTCTCGATCATAGCTCTGGTACCTCTTCAGGTACTTCTCCCGCAGAACTGGGTCATCCCAAACGCCTGCCTCCACCATGGCGGCTTTGCGTTCGGCATTGACATAAACCTCATTCTTTTTCAGGGGGCGTTCGCGCCCGCCCGTTGTGATTCGTGGGCCTCTCGGGGTCGAACG